CTATCATCAGCAAGACGTGCTTCAAGAGTTGTAGAGTTCTTTTTGATTGCAGGGAATGATGAGGTTGTGCCTCCAAAGTTCAATCGAGTGAAATCTGTACCTGCTGCATTTTGAAGTTCAAAGAGCCCATCACCAGAGCTGAACAATCTTGAACGTCCATTGACCTGAAAGCCTGATGTTGAACCTGAACGAACAAGGGTTGAACCAAGCCATGAGTTACCAGAGACATTAAATGATGTTGTAATTGCACCAGAGTTTGCAATACGCAATGCTTCTGTACCTCCATTATTTCCAACAAGGAAAATCATATCGGCATTGGTTGTTCCCACTCCTGAAGTTGTTTGGAGTGTGAGTGTTGAGGTTGTACCTGTGCCACCAATAATCTTTGGAGTAGTGATATTTGTGGTGAATGTTGGAGTTGTTCCAAAGACTGCAACACCTGAGCCAGTTTCATCAGTAATTGCTGAGGCAAGGTTTGCAGATGATGGAGTACCAAGGAATGTTGCCACCCCTGTACCAAGCCCTGAGACACCAGATGAGATTGGCAAGCCAGTTGCATTGGTCAATGTTGCTGCTGATGGTGTTCCCAAGTTTGGTGTGGTGAATACTGGACTGGTTGCAGTCAGTACTCCTGATGTTGAAACAGTGAGAGGATTGCTTGTACCGATTTTGAGACTATCTGCACCAACTGCCCACTTGTTTGTGAGGGTCACATTTGTCCCTGCTGTTGGGTCTGTAAAGTAACTTCCAAAGTAGTTGGTGAATGTGGTTGAACTTGATGCTGCAATGGTATTGCCTCCCCATGCGTTTGTGTAGGCTGTAGCCACTGTTCCTGATGAGGTGGTATCAGTAAGGGTAGCAGTAGCATTCTTGTATCTGATGCCTGAGGTTGTCCAAGCAGGAGCAGAGATGTTGCCACTGACCACCAATGAGCCTGAGGTTAGACTGATGTCATTATTGAAAAGAGATGAGCCTGTGACAGCAAGAGCGTTTGAGCCAATGGTTGCACCACCAAGAGCAAGTGATGTGCCTGTAGCTACACCAAGCACAGGAGTGGTGAGGGTTGGTGATGTACCAAAGACCAATGCACCTGAGCCAGTCTCATTTGAGATGACACCTGCAAGCTGTGCTGATGTAGTTGATGCAAATTGTGAGAGTGGATTTGCTACCTTGCCAAGCAATGCTTCAAAAGTTGCTGAAATATCAATAACAGGAGTTGTGCCACCTGTTGAAGTGATGCGGTTTGAAGTTCCTGAAACTGAGGTAACAGTACCAGTTGCACAAGTCGCTCCTGCAACAAGACCATCATTGTCTATCTGTAAACATTTTGTCCCTGCGCCACCATAATTTGAAAGGGTAAGATTTCCATATAAAAATGTTCCAGCAATAGGAGCAGAAATAATAATAGCTCCTGTGCTTTGGTCTGAGCCTGAAATATATGTATTATTTACATCACCAACAGCATCACCAAGCCACCACTCACCATTATCATCTACACTAAAAAGTCCATCACTATAACTTGAAGAACCTGCCCACATTTGACCAGTTCCTATATCAAAAGTTGCAGAGCCACCTGTTAGGGACAAACCGCCACCGCCACTAAGGACAAGTTGATTTGTTGCCTCATTGTAATTTGATAGACCAAAGACAATGTGACCTTTCGTTGCATGAGTGGTAGATGAAAGGGTAAGGTCTTGGGAAGCTGTGATGCTACCATAAATAGTTTGACCACCTGCCTTACCTGTTGAGATGTTGGCTGTCAATGTACCCCCTGTGTCAGTCAAGCCTGTAGAGATGGTATAGCCCCCTCCCCCGCTGCCGCAGTCCCCCGCCGTAGCTGAAATTACCCCTGTACTGTTCACATGGAGGCATTTTGTGCCTGATGAGTTCAGCGAGGGGATAGCGATGCCCATTGAGTTTGAGACAGGGGTGAGGTTGTTGCTGACCAGTTTCCAAAGAGAAGCACCACTGTCAGCTTTGACTGTACTGAGGGAGAGGAAACCAGATGCCGTGATGATAAAGGCAATTAAGAGTGAGAGAACAACTTTTTTAGTGTTATGAAACATATTCATAGATATAGTTAATTTTATCACCGCTCGCAGTGCTGTCAATGTACAGCTTGCTCAAATCATTGACTGAAAACTCTGCCCACTGTGATGAGAATAATGCGAGACCTCGACGTGTCCCTGATGCAGCAATGACATTTGCTCCACCTACTACCATGTCACCTGAGTTGTTTGGATGTGCTTGAATACGAACTCGTGAACAAGGCACACTTGGAAGCTGCACTCGTGTCCCTGCTGTGGTGACTGTTGCTGTTCCATCACCAATCGTATTTGCTCCCTTGATACCAACGTCAGATGCTCTGCCTGCCATAGATTGATTGATTGTTTGCTGCAATGTACCGATACCAAGCTTGTGCAAATCCATTGACTTCATCGTCTCAGGATTGATGAGGATGACTGCCTGAGGTGTCTTGTAGTGTTCAGGTATCATGCGGACTGTGTAAGTGAGTTTCTGCAACTTCGCAAGAAAATCAACAAGGTTTGTAAAGAAAGTTCCAAGGAGTGTTGTGAGAATGCTGACATCCTCTTTTCTCTGCTTGATATTTGTTGAGACAATGAACTCCTTATTTTTGATGGTGACTTCATCAGGTGCAGCCTTGTACCAGTCAGGCTTTGCAACTTTGACATCAAACAATTTAGGGAGAGAAACCTTGTTGCCCTCTACTGCTTTTTTGAGGTCAGCAAATGCACCTGAGAAATCCTTTTTGAAATCATCAAACCCATCAAACACAACAGTGGATGGGAGGTTGAGATTTTTCACAATTTGGTTGTCCCACTTCTTGTTGAGTGAAAGCAGAATTGCATCAAACTTTTTGTGTAGGTTTTCAAAATCTTTTGACTGCATCTTTTCAACGAGGACAGCCATGATTTCTTTTTTAAGTTGTTCTTTGTCTTTTTTCATAATGGTTATAGTGCTTTTACTTCTTCAAGTAATTCCTCGTACACTTTTGTTTCAGCATCCTCAGTAGTATCTGCATTATATTCTACCGCCTTGCTAACTTCAATCTCACCTGCATTGGTGAAGCATCGACAGTTAGGGTGAAGTGGTGGGTCTTCAATGCCATCCATGAAAGTAGCATCAACAGCAATTTCTTTGCCGTCCATCGGCTCACATTCAGGACAGACAAGCTCATCCTCTGCGGTGTGCCACACAACAGTCTTGACCACACCTGATTGTTTGTAGGCATCTCTCGCTGCTGCATTGGCTGTACCAAAGACAGTTGTTCGGGCAATTCTTTCTGCTCGGTATTGTTCAGTCAGACCAAATACACTTGATACTCTTTGAGTAAGTTCAGGCAAACTCTCACCTGCTGCAACACCCTCTGAGAGCTGAGCATTGAGGAGTTTGAGTGTGGTATCTGAGTATGATGCTGCTGAGAATGTGAGGAGCTTCTTGACCCTCTTTTGCAGTTCTTCATTCATTGGATTGAATGGGGCAGTGGTATCAAGTCTATCCATCTGAGCCTGTCCCTCTGTTTTCAAAAGCTCTTGGAGAATAGGGGAGGTGAACCCAACAAAGAGCTGCTGTGCCTGATTGACATTGAATAGGTCTTTTGCAGTGTAGTCTTTCTGCCCATCCTCAATGCTTGCCAACACTTCTTGTTCAAGTCTTTTGTCAAAGTTTTTGACTGCATTCACAAAACCATTCTCAAACTTTGAAACACGAGTGATGAACTCTTTGTGTAACACTTCATCGCTTTCCTTTCTGATGCTCTTTGCAAGTTTGCTGAGGTCAATCTTTGCAACAATGTCATCAACAGTCTGGTCTTTCTTCAAGCTCTTTTCAATTCTCTGAGATTTAAAGATTTTCTTTTTCTGAACAGGAGTGCTGTCAGCATTCTTCTCCCCTTGTGCAATCGGTGAGCCAATTGGGATTGTTGCAAAACCTCCATACACAAAGTTTCCGTTTTCAATAGGTGGCAATCCCTCCTTTGCTCGGACTTCATTGATGGTTGTCCAAGACTGTCCACCAAGTGAGGTCTGATTTTCTTGGAGTTCAAGTACATCATTCTCAGGGATGATATTGTCATAGTCAAAGTAGTAGCTATCTGTACCAGTGAACACAGGGAGCAGCCATTCATTGATGTAGGCAACAAGCATCTTCATTTCAGGGTCAATGGTGAACATCATAAAGACATAGTAGCTTGCCTCTGCATTTGCTCGGTTTACATCATCCACAATTCCAAGTACAGATTTTGGCACACCAAAGGCAGAGAGTATCTTGTCTCTGAAACGTGCATCAAGTTCTGAAAACTCCATGTCTCGTGGGTTTGCTGAGGTAGCAGTATATTTTGAACCCTTGCCAAGCACAGCAGTCTTGTGTGCATTCACTGCACCGGCGTATTTGAGCTCAAAGCCTGCCTTTGCAAGTTCCATTGCTTTCATATCAGTTGCATCAGTTTCAAGAATACCTGAGGGAGCTGCACCGCTCTTGAAGAAAAGACGATTGAACTCTAGGGCTGCACTGTCAATATCAATCCACTCAGGGATGTGTTCAACAACACCTGCACCAAAGTATGGGTTTTTGAGGTTAGGCTTTTTGAGATGCACAATGAGAGTAGGGTCATAGACAAAAGATTTTGTCCCTACTGTGTAGGTGTAACTGATGATTGCAGTTCTTGTTTCATTAAAATTGGCACGGATTGATGCAGGGTTGAGAGGAAAAAGCTCAGTAGGGTTTTTAGGAGCATTCATCAAAATGTAGGCATTACCTGTGAGCTGCAAATGTCCTGCAATGGTGTACATGAAATCTCTCCCTGTCATCAAAGAGTTTGGCTTGTAGAGGACTTTCAAGATTGCATGGTCAAAGACTTCCACATCATCCCCTTTTGCATTGTACTTTTTGAGGTGCAGCTCAATACCAGAAATTGCCGTTGCGATTTTGTTCACACAGGCATAGACCCAGTTTTTATTTTGATTGAGAAGATTTGCAGGAGTGAGGCTGCGAGCAAGTGGAGTATCACTGCCGCCACCTGAAAGGGATGAGTAAGAAGTGTCATTGCTGCCACCAAGAGATTTGATTAAAAAGTTTTTGAAGCCTTTGAAAATGTTTTGCATATTGGAGCACGTTTTGCTATGTGATTATTATAGCACTTGACCACAAGAAATACGATAGTGGATAACCTAGTCTGTCATCAACATCAGGAATGTACCGCCCTCGGTTGGTCTTTGGAGTGTGAGCACGAGAGCATCACCAACACCGGGAGAGGGGACACCTCTTTTTTTCATGTCCTCCTTGCTTTCAATTTGTATCTGACCTGAGGAGAGGATTTTTGATTTTGGTTTGGCAAGCTGATACCACTTCTCCTTGTGCTCAGGGTCATCATCAAGCACAGCATCTCTGAGCCAGAGCCTTGCATCATCCCACCCCTCAGCTCTGAGGTTTTTGTACTCCTCCTTGTTGATTGCTGCCACTGCTGAGTTCACCCCAAATACTCGGTCACTGATGTCATCCTGCTCTTTCAGTCTGTCATACACACCACCTCCCATCCCAATGATGTCTATGTGCATCTTTGCATTTTTGTATTCAGGCATGAGCAGGTATCTCTTTGCCTTTCCTGCAAGCACCATCAAATCTGATGACTGCACAGTTTCAAGAACTTTTGCATAGTTTCCCTTGCGGTATACAAAGTCTGCTGTGTCCTCACCCTTTCGGGCAGGGTCAAGCCCAATGTATTCTTCCTCACCATAGAGCTCTCGGTCTGCACCGATTGCTTCCTCAACCAAATCAACACCAATGAGGGTATCAGCTTCTTTCTTTGGAAACTCACCTTTGACACGAACTCTCACCACATCACTGTCTGCACCATACTTCCGTATCATGTCATCAACCCATTCTTTGGTGACCAGTCCTGTGATGACTACTCTGCCCTCTTTCACATTGGGACTGTCATAGGCACTGATGTGTATTTTGTTAAAGGTTGGGTCTTTGAAGCTGTCGGCAAAGTCACCAGTATTCTTGGTAGGGTTTCCGATGTACACCAAACGTACCGTACCACCAGAGGCAAGTGCACCCTGAATAGCCTCGAATATGCGAGCATGTACACCAGAAGCCTCATCAACAATAATGAGGACATTCTGCCCGTGCCATCCTTGAAACTTCTCCATCCCATCATCACCATCCTTTGTACTGAACCCAATGGCGTACCAGTCCTCAGCAATGTTGAATTGTGTTTTAAGCAGCTTGCCTCCAAGTATTCTCTTTGCAGACTTGTGTGCCTTTCTGAACTCTCTCCAAAATTGGTTTTCAACCTGTCTATGAGTTGGGGCAGTATTGATGACGACGGCAGGAGGGAATGCTGACAAAAACCACAAAGCAATTCTTGCAATGGTATATGTCTTGCCTGAGGAGTTGTTTGAGCGGACTGTGGTTTTCTGATGGTCACGGACTGAGTACACAAGCTCTCTCTCTTTCTCCCACAAATCTACACCAAGATAATCACTGAAAAAGTAATCAGGGTTTGTGCGTATCTTTTCCAACTCTGCATTGGCAACCTGTATGTATGCCTCATCAGTCATACTATTGGATGTTTAAGCCTTTTTTCAAAATATCAAACAATCCCTCGCCTTTGACATTGACTGTTTGCTCCTCACTCCATCCAGTAAGCTGCAACATGAGCTTTCTGTCTTGGAATGCCTTAGGGTCTTTGCTCATTGCAGACCTGTATGCTGAGGCAACCACATTCTTGCTGACAGTCTTTGCCCATGCTTGGACATATCTGAATAGGTCAGTGTTCTTTGCTTTCACTTTCCAGTCAGTGAGGGTGTCTCTATGGATGCCATAGGTTTCTGCAAACTGTCCCATTGTTTTGATTGCACAGAGTTCCTGCACTTCTTCATCATCAATGAAATACTTTTTTTCAAGCTCCTCCTTTGCTTCACCTCTGAACATTGTCGGCATTGAGAGCCATAAACAGAAACGTGCAAACTCTCGCTCTTTGTAGACATCACCCCCTTTGTCATTTTCGGTATTTGTCGGAATTGTTGCAACTCCTGTTTCAGCAGACTTCTCTTTGTTTTTGTCATCAGGCTTCTTCATAATTATATGATAACACCATGCAAATGTTTATTCAAACTCGTCTACTGTGCTTTGTGCAATCATTCTCTCTATCCTCTGCTGTTCTTTGATTGCTTCCATTCTTGCTGCATAGTGAGGATTTGCTTTTATAAGTCCCGCTCTCCGTTTCATGTAGGTGACCATGTCCTCTTTGGTTTTTACTTTTTTGATGATTTCAGCAGATTGTACAGTGAGATAGAAAGCGCAGTTATTGCTTGTACAAATCAGTATGTTTTTATCAAGGGGAGCAAGAGACATTGAGTGGTGACAACGAGGACATTTGTTCTCTTTAAGCATTTGCCAATCCATTGTGCCTTGCCTATTTCTCATAATTAAAAACCTCCTGCATCATCAAATCTCTCCTCTGGTTTGTTGAAGTCATCAAAGCGGTCAAAGCCTTGTTTCTCCTGTACTCGTTCAAGTCTCTTTTCATTCATACTCCCACAGATTTCTTTGAAACGTGTCTCACCAATTCTGAACTTGCACTTTGAGCAGGTGATGACTTGTTTGGAGTAGGTGAGCTCTTTCCCACAGGCAGGACATTTGTTTTGTTGGAGGTTTGACCAGTTCATATTTAATCCAAAGACCAAGTACCGTCTTTCCTCAAAATGATTGAGCGGTATTCTGAGCCTTTGATTGTCCAATAAAGCTCTCCATCATGTGGGTAGAAGTTCACCTGCTCAGTGGAGTTAATAAGCTGCTCAACTGCATCCTCCCACTGTGGTGACTTCTTTGGTTTGTATGTGATATGTTTCTTCATACTATTTTCCGTCCTCATCAGCAGACAATCTCTCGACCTGATACGTCACAAGGTTTTCATCATGCTCTTTCTCAAAATAGGTTTTCATACCTGTCATGGTAGTGCCTGCCATTTTGAGAGCAGTTTCAACCTGTGCTTCATCAGCACACTCAATGGTGATACTGACTTTGATTTTGTTTCCCGGTACGATTGGCATATAGAATATCTACCCACTTTATTTGTAATACCTACTCACCCTTAGTGGTATATGGAGTGACAGGTTTTTTTGCAGCAGGGTTTTCAGTAGTCGCAATCTGCTTTGCTCGTTCTTTTCTCACTTCTTTCCTGTGTTGCTTTTTCATTTTTTTCTTTTGGCTCATACGGTTTGAAAGTAATGAACTGGTAAAAAGATTTGTGGTGTTTCAAGGTTTCGCTCGACACCAAGAGCAACAAACTGGTCAAAGGGGATTGAAAGGATTGTTTTTGTGTCAGTCTCCATGATACGGATTTCAGTTGTTTTCATATCAATCAACTGCTCAATGATAGTCTTTTCAATTCCGTAGGCGTTCATCACCCTGAGCTTGTGTTTTGTGCTGACCACTTTCTTGCGGTAAATGCCATCAGTCCAGTAGCCACACAGTTGTCTTTTATTGTTGAAGAAGTCGTGTCGCATAATTTCTTCTATACCCCAATTCTTGCAAGGTTGGCACCGAGTGCCATGTGGCAGTGTTCACAAGAAATCACTGCCATTGTCCCATTCCCATACAGCAGCCAGTTCACATTTTGAAGTTCCTTTTTGCAGTGTGGGCAGATTGGGTATTTAATTTTTTCAACTTTTTCTTTTGGTTTTTTACTCATAGACTTTTATCGTGATTTGTTTCCTACCGAATGCAACGGCTTGCTCTGTTGAGGCTGACCAAATATCAAAGTAATCTGATTTCTGGTATCGCTCATTCATGCGGTCATTGCAGGTGTAGGATTTATTGTTGATAAGAACTTTTGTGCCAAAGGCATACTTTGTTGGGCAAGCAATTCCTCCATCATAGACATGGTCGCCATTGGCAGTGATGAAAGGTGTGCTATCTGTTTGCCCAACCTCTGAACTATACATAGTGACCTCTGCTTTGATTTCTTTAAAGACCTGCTCTATCGTCTGCTTCACTTCCACCTGTGTCGTTGGTATCAACTGCACCTGTGGCGTTGTCGTCAGCATTACTGCGGAAAGGAGTAAGCTTGACATTATTTTGGTTTCTAACATAAGCATAGTGCCCAACTTCTTTTGAAAATGCTTCATCAAAATCAAAAGTTTGTGACACACCGTCTACGTCATGCTGCACACTTGGGGCAACACTTTCGGGTGTCATATCAACATCCATTGTCCCAAAGCTAGAATAAAAATGCCTCGGCTCATTTTCAGGTGAGTATTTGGTCTTTTTATCATAGAGTGCAACTGTAATCATAGGGGTATTTTAGGGTTAATTTCACTGCACTGATGCAGTAATTTGTAATTGTGAAAGCGACTACTTCCACCCCTTAATTATATCATATACACAATCAAGTAAGGGTACTTTCTGTGTATAACTTAGTCCTCTTTATCAAGGTCTTTGGTGATGAATATGGCTAGGTTTTCAGGGTCTTTGTACACACCCATGCTTTTGTTCATACCATTCTTGCATTTCACCAATGAACCTGTCGTGTGATACCAGTCATAGAATATCCATCGTTTCTCCTCATGGTGTATTCTGAACTGGTAAAAATTGAACCGCTTTGCCTGTAGAGAGTACCCCTCAGTGATGAGTAAAAGTGCTTTCTCTACATTGATGTGGTTGGTTGCTTTTCTGCTCATTGTTAGTGAACAGGCACATCAACACTGATGCCGACTGCGTCACACTCAACCTTGTCCTCTGCTGAAATCCAAAAGCCCTCAAACTCTTTGGCATATGCCTGATATTTGATGCACTGAACCTTTTGTGATTTCTCTGTGCCAGTGAAAAGGACGTATACCAATCCAACAAACACCACTCCTGATGCAATGAACATCATCACAAACTTCACAATGTTTTTGAGAGTGAAAACACTCTCTACCTCGTCAATGATTTTTTTCATGTTATTTTTTCTTTTCAAAATTAGCTTTTAATTCTTCTAGTGCCTGTTCAAAAGTTTCTCCTTGTCCCAAAGCTTGCTTTCTAAGCTCCATTTGATTTGAACCCTCAGGATAACCACAGAGTGAGACATTGAACTCAATAGGCAGACCACCACCAAGACCACTTGCAGGTGTAGTCATTTCAAGACCAACTGAGTGATATGCCGTGAGTTCAATTCCACCCTCTGTCTCAAATCGTGCATTTAGTTGTTCAAGTAATTCTTTCATTTTATTGCTCATCATTGTTGCTCTGACAAACGCATTTTCGTGTACCGACCATTGCCATGTGTGGCTCACCTGCATAGACATAGTCCATGCAATCAACTTCACCAGTACCATTGCATTCCTCACACACATCACTGTCCATGAGACACGCATTGGCAAACTTCTGAGCTGAGAAAATTGAAAAGAATGGGCGACTGCTCACAATCTCTTTTTCTGTGTCAGCCACAATCACATGGAATGTACCAACCAACTCATCAACTTCTCTCACTCGTTCTACTGTTGCTGTAATCATTTTTTTAAAGTCCTTTGACCCCATGCACCACTTTGTGAGTAATACAGGGAATGAAAGACACAAAGTTATTTTTAATAGTTGAGATGTGCAGGCAACTGGATACTTCCTTGAGTGAGCCTTATGTGCGTCCACTGCCACCTGCTCGGTATTCTCCATGTGTCTGCACACCTCAATGTACTTGTAGTCTGACCTGACTACCCCTTAATTGTATCATATATAGATACAACTGCAAGCAACGGCAGTAAAAGACACGCTGTGGATAAGCGAGAAAAACGATTATTTTACAAACACAGAAATTGGTAGGTTTCAGGCAAAAACCTATCAAAATGAACTGGAACACAGGTTAAACCTGTCTTGCAGTACAAAAGTGTGCGTAGAGCTCCGATTTGCACGGGCAACCCCTGAATGGAAATACAGGTGTGATACTACTTCACCATCTACGCAAGCTGTGAGGACACACACGACTATGTCCCCACAGAGCAACAAGAAGTGTGGGATTGAACCACAAAATATACGATGACGCGTTTCATCGGCAAAAAGGAAAACCATCCTAACCCTTTTGCATTTTAATTATAGCAGGGCGAATACTCTCGTCTAGTACATAAAGATATTTGTGCTTGCCCTTGGTGACAAACTCTTTTGCATTGGGGTCAATCTTTTGCAGAAACTCCAACTTGTGTGAGCCTGCACCATACCTCCCCCAAATAGTTTTTTTGTGTGTCTTTTTTCCAAAGAGGATGAATGAGTTGAGATGATTGCCTGTTTTCATTCCCTCGTATATCCAGTTACCTGCTTTGTAGATTTTCCCCTCATGTCCTTGGTCTATGTCAGCATAGGAAACAATGAGCTTCAAATCAGGGCACAGCTTTTTGAGCATCTTGATTGCAATGGAGACAATCTGTGTCACAGGTGCATGGTGATTGGTCAAAGCAATTCTGGTGAGCTCACACACATCAGACTGCTGCAATGAATAGGGTTGAGCGATTGCCCTGTTTGCCCCTCTACTGAAAAGCACAACACCCTTGAAGATGCCATGCTCCCATACTCCTATCTTCACAAGCTTGCCTGCTGGCACACTCCGTGAGTAATGCCAATTCTGACAGGCAAATCTCACTGCATCATATTCAACCCAATCAAGCTTTAGTTTTATTTCTCTGGCTTCCATTGGTGATTGCAGTTAGGGCATGTGTAGATTTTACTTTCACCACCACTAGCACTATCAACCTTGTCCAACTTGCCTTGTGAGCTTTCATTGCCTGCACCGAAATCAGCAAACTCAAAATCCTCAAAGCCCCATGATTTCAGCTCATCCTTATCAAACCAGTTGGCAAGAGCTTCAAAATCCCACTGCCCTGCCACGTTTTTGTTGAGACGGATATTGAGCTCTTTGAACTCTGCCTCATCAAGTGTTCTGTCTGGTATATAACAATCAACCCATTCCTCACCCTGCTCTTTGAGAACATAGTAGCGAGCATGACCACCAACAATGACATTGTCAGTATTGATGATGATGGGCTCAGCAAGACCAAACTTGCCAATACTCTCTTTGAGGTCATCAAACTTTTTCCCTTTGATGATACGAGGGTTTTTGTCATACGGTATCAATGTACCAAGTGACCGTCTTTCAATGCTCCATTTAATCTTTTGATTTGACATATATTCTCATGCCTCTTGTAGGCTTAAATAAAAATCTGATACGTCCCTCACTCTGCACCTTTGTCCCTGTCTTTGGGGTGTACTTCATATAGGGCTTGCTTTTGCTCACACGGATAGTCCCAATGCCTCTGATTGTCACCACCTTGTGCTGAGCAAGGAGCTCATAAAAAGCAGGTATGGTGATGTCTCGTGGCATTATTCCGTTTTCTTTTTTTGTGTTAGCCATATATTTCAGCCCGTGGGTTGTCTCTATCCAAACCACCAAACTCTAGTGTGAGCTTTGGGACACATTCATAGTTGTCATCCTCAATGAGTTTGGTATCTACGAGCAAGTCCATGATGCTCTCAGCTTTGTTGGTGAGGTCATACTTTCTCAAATCTCCTGCAAAAAATACAATCCTGATTTCCTTGCCGAGCTTGTCAGTCCCCTCACTAAACAATGAACTTCTTTGTGCCTCGATTTGCTCAGTTGCATCCTTGTGCCATTTTGAATAATCGGTACTTGGAGCAATCACGAGCCTGCCTTTGACGACAAAGATTTTCTTGCTGTTTTTCTTTGATGGTATTCTCCCTTTTATTTCTATCATACGTTTGTAATCCATTCAGTGAACTCTGGTGAGAGCAACCTGTGTTTGTTGTCCTCAATGAAGTACATATCTTGGCTTGTTAGTTGGTAATTGATTGCTTTGAGAAATCGCATTGTTTTGAAAAACAGTGCAGCCTCCTCCTCTTGTGTGTGCAGAATAGTCACATGACATTCATGGCACAGCAGTGCAGCATTGAGAGGGGATGAGCTTGACCTGCCCACTATGTGATGCAATTCAAGTCCTCCTCTGTCAGTGCCATTCCTGCCACATTTCCAACATGACCAAACACCAATGAACAAAAGCCGTGTGTCAGATGTAAAAGGGTTTTTAAGGTACATTGCTATTGTATCATGTTATGAATAAAGCACACTAGTCCTCCTTGACCTTTGCCCCACAATCATCACAAATCTTTATCATCGTGAAGTGTGGGTGAGCACATTGCTTTGCAGCTTTTGTGGTGCTCTCAGTGAGCAAGAGTTTGACCTTGTTCCATGACATAGATTTGTCACCATCAAGCTGCTTCTTGATACGGTTGTAATCCTCAAAGAACTTTGAGCAATACCACAACTCTCTTTCACTGATTTTCAAATCCACAGCAAGGTACTGCACCAGTTCAGTGACAGGCATGTGAGACTTCTGTTTGTTTATTGCCTCTCCAATGCTCAATTTCCCCTCTAGGAGTGATTGCTGAGCCTGATACACTGTTTCCACAATGGTGCTCTTAATATCCTCACACAGCCCCTTGTACCACTCTAGGGCTGAAACATCGAGGTGTTTAGACCTGCTCTGCTGCTTCACCACTAGCTCCTTGATAGTCTTGCTCTGCTTTTCGCTTTTCTTCTTTTTGCTTTTTTCTGATTTCATATTGAATTAAAAACCCGTTATCAATAATAATTTTTGTGAGCTTGTCCCACAACCACTTTGGGCAATACTTCGGTTTCTGGTTAAAAACCGGAGCATCACCACCAAAGTATTCATCAGTCAGCTTTTCAAGTCTTTCCCTGATTTGCTGACGCATAAGTTGCCTGATTTTCTTTTCTGATTTTTCATTCATAAGCTATGCAACAATTTCTTTCTTGAAAATAAAGACGACCCCTGCGGTTGCTGCTCCCCATGAAATACCAGTGTTGCCTGATATTGGAATGGTTGCACACAGTTCCCACCCTGCACTTCCAAGCTCCTCAATTTCACTGTGCATCTTTTTGATATCAAAGCTTTTCTTGGTCAAGCCTTGGGTCATTGGTGCACTGTATGTGTAATACTCAAATGTTTTTTTCATAAATCTTTTATTGGTTATTTTCTTGATAAAACTCTAGCCTTTTCTGCTCTCCGTACAGTGACCTGAAATACATCTTTTCAAGCAACTGAAACTTGTGATACAGGATGACCCCCTCACCAGTCTTGATGAACTTGTTTGACCACTCCATCCTGACAGCAAAGGTGAGCCTGCCCAGATATTCTTTGAGGGTCACTGCCTCAAAGGCTGCCATTGCTCTGATTTGCCCCCCCTTGATGTCTTTGTACCCCTTGTGGGCAGGTACATCCTTCATCTTGCCATTCCACTCAACCTGAGTGGCTTCCTTGTCCATAAGAAAGGGCTCAATCATCTCTTTGAATGCTTTTTTTTCAGCAGGAGATGGTGACCATTCCTCTTTCTCAATCTTGCTCTCAGTTTTTTTGTTTATTTTTGGCATAGATTATTTTGTTAGCTCCTTACCCACTGTCTCCAATGTCCAATCAATATCTTTGTATTTCACAGCCACAGCATCAAAGGCATGGGTCAGTTGCTCATCAGTGTATTCTGCCTTTGCAAGCTGCCCTGCTGCCCTCACATGCCGCTTGATGAAGTAGGTGAGCTGCAAACGGCTCTTGATGTTCTGTGTGAGGGATTTGACCCTATACTCCATAAAGAGGGCAATGATGTTCAAGTCTCGTCTCTCACTATCTTCAAGCTTCTTTCTTTCTTCAATCAAAGAAAAAGGGAGAGCAGAGCTTGTCTCTGCAATACTGTTACTTTTAATAAGATGGTTACTTTTAGCAGCCGTATTTTTTACCCCCTTTACCGCCGTATTTTTACCCCCCTTGCTGAGGGGGTATATTTTTTTTACCCCCTTTATGTGAGTATTGTAATACTCCAAGTTCATACCCCAAACATCCAAAACAAAGTAGCTTTGTACCTGCTGTTTACCACCAGAAGTCATCACATCCACAAAGCCATTTTCTGAAATCAAACCCTTTGCAATAAGTTGGTCTAGGTACTTGTTGAGTGTTGGTTTTGTAATATCAAGCCTCTTTGTGAGAGTTATTTTTGAGGGGTATGCAATCCCTTTTTCACCAGAGTATTTTTTCATTTGAACATACAAAGCAAGCTCCATTCCCGAAAGAATATCTGTGAGGAAATTGGGTATCACTGTGAAGTATTTTTTGTCTCCTGCATCATCCTTAATTTTTATATTTTCATTGTTTTCCATTTTGTATCTTTGCCTTTGAATGGTTGCCGACTTTACCAGACAGCAACCAATCAAAAGCGGTAAAGTTAATAAGAGTACCCCATAATTATATCATATAGCGATACAACTATGTAAAGTGGATAACCTTGTGCATGATGTTTCACGTCCTCACACAAAGGCTCTAGGCTGCACAGGATGGCACTGACATTTCACCCCATACAACCTACAGCCCTCATGGGGCTTGTAGTGGCTAAAAAGGTATATCCTCTAGGTCAACGTCATCATCAGGGTACTCAATAGTGTCAATATCAGCAGCCTTTTGTTCAACAATTTCCTTGTTGATTTCAGCAGCGTTCTTGCTCTTGTAATACTCATCAGATGCAGTGATGTAGTCATAGGCAATGGTCATATTGACTTTGACCTCTGACATCATTTCTTCGTTATCAGTAATTTTTTCACCTTGCACAAAGGTCATTGCATAATACTCCCCAAGTTCACCTTGCTCCTCAACACCTTTGAGGATAGTGATATGCTCATAAAAGTGCTCATCAGCACCACCTGCCTTGAATGAGGAGATGTAACTATAGAAGTCATGAACATCTTTTGCTTTTACCTTTGAACCAAGTGCAGACCCTTTCACAATAAGTCTCACAAGTTCACCTCGTGTACTTCCCTGAGGCAAATAGAGAGCATACACAATCTGAACTGTACGGAGTAATTGATGTCTTGCTTTCAGCTCATCATTTGAGCCCTTGATGACCTCTGTATCACCAAACAGTGTAAGCATGTCAGCTTTGGTATTGTGTTCGTTGGTAGTGAGAGGCTTTTCATCCTTTCGATACTGGCGGAGCTTTCTACGGATACGGAGGAAGATGACATTGACCTCCTCACCGAGCTCTTGTTTGTCAAACTTCTTCTTTCCATCCTCCTGTTCAATCAATCCTGCCTTTTTCATCACCAAGAAAAACTTATTTTTCTTGCCATTATAGACCAGTTCATTGAGTGTGAGTCGTGGAGAGCTCTTTGATTCTCCACTCATTTCTTCCATTGATTTTTGCATAGTGTGTGTTTTTTATTTAGTGTTAATTTTTAGTTTGCTTTTTATGTACTCAACGTCAAAGCCATGCTCAGTGAGCTCAACCAATGCCTGTGCATTGTTGTCTGTCATGTCTTTGCCCTCCTTGATACGTCCAAGCACTCTGTTCCATCTCTCAATGAGTGGTGAGTACTTTTCATCATACAAGTCAGGTCTTTCAAACCCATAGAGCTTGGTGAGGAAAGCTGAATACTCCACATTGAAGTTTTTGCTAAATCTCCCCATGTCCTCATCAAAGACGAGCACGGGCTCTATTTCTGGCTGTATATCATCAGCATAGTACTGTGATATTCTCTCAACTTTTTCCTTGTATCGTGCGAGCAGTCTTTGGTCATTCGGCAAGATAGGGATTTCATACATCCGCAAATCATCTCTGCAAATGTAACAAATCGCACCCTCTTTCTGTAGACCATTGGCGTAGTGAAAGTTTTGCAAATCATGCCCACTGAGGGACTTGTTTGTCTTTTCAATTTTCTCAAAGCCATACGTTGCCACTGATTTCACTTCAAGTATTTTTTCATCCAATCCCTCAGGATAGTTTGCCTTAAAATACTCAATGATGTTTGTAGAGATTTGATGAAAGACATCAGGGAGCTCTAGCAATGCAATCAGTCTATCAATTTCTTCTTGTGCTTCACTGTATCGTGGCACGCCACCTGCAATGAAATCCAATTTACCTGATACCTCCAAACAATTCGGTAGAGTTGTTTTTACTGGTGTCTGGCTTGCTATGTAGATACCTGAACGAACAAGTACCAATCTCACAAACCATTCAAAGGCATCACCTGCTGCAAACTTTCTGAATGAGCGTTCATTCGGAGGATTGCTCGGTACTTCACCTTTTAATTTCAAAAAAATATCTACGTCAGAACGTCCAAGCTCTGATGCGTATATTCTGTTGCGTGGCTCAACTGGTCTTTCCGTTCTCTTGGCAATACTTTCATTCCAAACTTTTGCGAGTGTCCAATTTTTCATTTTAATTTCTTCTCAATTTAATAATAATTTCTGTTAATAATTACCGACCTCTACCCTCTAGTTTACTCTATATATGATACAAGTGCAACCGAAACACAACACTGCACCAGTGCAGTCAAATATAGGGATTTTCCGCTTTTCCACATCGAGAGCTTGTGCATGTGATGTTACCCACACCTTGATTGCTCGGAGATATTGTTGTCGGTTGCTATAATCAAAACAAACCTTGTACCATGAAGCGAAACGGAAAAACAACCCGTCATCACCTCATACCGAAACAAAGACAAAAGAAAAAGACTTATAAGGAAAACCAAACTGATTTGCACCTTGATAGTGTTCTGAAACTGTGGAGAGAGAAGCATGATGCTTGGCATCTCCTATTCAAAAACATGACCCTCGATGAAATCATCCTCTGTCTCTACAAAGTGAAAATGGCATGTCTTTCAAGACAAGCACGCCGAAAGCTCGGCAAAGTATTCCCTATGAATGACAGTTACAGTTTCCCTATTGCGAAAAGTAAAATCTAATCGGTATGAAAAACAAGAAACCCCTGCATTGAGTCAGGGGTTTCGTCTATAGTGATTGCAAGAGTGTTATTCTTCTACACACACAAAAGGTCAGTCAGTCGTAGTTACTGCAATATAGCAGACGACTGTCAATACCCTGCATTACCTTTAGAGTTGATTGAGCACTCTGTTTGTGCCGTCTGCTGTTCGCTTCACCTTTCGGATAAGTCCCCACACTGTAGAGACTGCTGAGATGGCATAGAGAGCGTATTCAACAAACTTTGCAACTGCCTCAAAGATTGAAGCAACATCACTCTGACCCACATTGAAGTGGAAGATACCTGCAAAGAAAAGAATATAAGTACCTGCCCAAGCAGCAGCACCTTTAATCATCAAAGAAACTTTTTGAGGGTCTTTTGAAGATAGAACAATCCAAGCAATAATTTTTGTGAACATATATATTTTTATATTTTAATAATAAAACGATTATAGCAAATCTTTAATCAAAGTGTTTGCTGATACACCGACCACCCCTGCAACATAACTTGCATAGTGATTGGGTTGGTTTCCATCACTCTCAGGGGCATATCCAAATATCTCTTTGTTGTACCTGTTGGGCAGCTTGATACCTGCATAGAACTCACTGAGTGTCATATCTGCCTTGTAATTGCTGCTCTGACCTGTTGCAGCTCTCACAAGGAGCTTTCTGAGCTCCATGTACCCTGTAGCGTCATCAGGGAATATACAGAAACCATTTGCAGTCTTGCCTGTTGCGGTTGTTTGCCCAATGTATCTGATATTGCCGGGATTGTGATTTTCAGGCTTTGCACCCTCCATCTTGGTGATTGCTTTAATCCACAAATCTATTTTTGAAATGGTCTTGCCACTTGCAACATCTTCATTCATTGAAGTGCGTGAACCTTTGCCAAAAATACCATCAACTTTGAGCCCTTTGAGTGTCTGGTACTGCATCAGTGCAGCCTTGGTCATATCACCAAAGTTTGGTGTTGGGTTTTTAATATCAAGTAGACCATATTCAATCAAACGCTTTTGAAGCTGAATGACTGCATCACCTGTTGAACCTTTTTTGAGGTCAGTGAGGAAAATGTATTGATACCCTTTTGCTCTCTCCAAGAGGTCATTTGGAATGTCAGTGATTGGCAAGCCCTCAATAACAACCTTTGAAAGTTCATCAGCATAGACATACCCATTGCCGTTTGTTCCCCAATGCTTACCCCAAGAGTTTCTGTATATAAATCTTTCTCTGCCGTTTTTTATTTCCCACCCAAAGAATACAACCTCATGTCTACCATCAAAATATACAGGGGCATGGAGTGTGCCATCAGTATCAAACTTGTCCCAGTCAATGATGATTGTGCAGGGGACTATCTTTGTATTAAAAATTGCCTGCTTCAGGTTGAATGGTGTGACCTGTAAGTTGGTGAAACCCTTTGCCCGTGCAATGTTTGCTTGCTTTCTGATTTCATCAGTAGGGACAGGATAATCATTCACATATTTGGAATGTTTGAGTTTGTTGTCATCAAGATTTGTTTCAGCAATGACACCCACAGAGGTGATGACTTTTGCAGTTGCGACAGGAGGCAAGCCCTGATTGTTCACATCATCAGTGTTCACCATGCCCAAGAACCTACGAGAGAGGACATAGAGGAAACGGCGAGAGTAGACAGTGAGCTTTCCAGTCTCTAGGAAATCAAGCACCATCTTTACCAAAGCGAACGCATGAGCAACACAAGTGCCAAGGAGGTCTTGGTCAAACACTGCAAACTTTGAAAGGTCTGTTTTGTATTCTGTTGGGAGAGTGGTGATGCCGACAACCTCATTGAAGTCAATCGTGCGGACATCAGGCTCAGTTGGTTGTGCACCAAGAGGGTATCTTTTTGGCTCAGGAGTTTCTTGCTCTATGGTTGGAGCTTGAAGAAGTAATTTGAAAAAGTTTTTTATTGCATCAAACATATTTTAATTATCGCTTTTTAAGTCGAATAAATCAAACAAAGAGATGGGGACAACCACCTTTTCATTCACCACGTCATAGAGGTTGATGACAATTCTCAAATCATCCTTATTTTCCAACGCTTTCTGGTGAATTATTGTCTGTGTCGTTTTCATTTTCTTTTAGTAATTCTTGTTTCTCTTGCACCTGCTCAATTTTTTCTGCAACAGTATCAGAGGGATTGATACCATGTTTTTCTTCAAGACCTGCAATCATGTTTCTTTTTTTTGCAAATCCTTTTCAAGTATTCTGAGTTCGTACTTGTCTTGATTTGACATGTTACCAACAAAATACTCTGACCTCACCACTTCCACCATTTCCACCAGCCCCTCCTGAACCACTACCAGATGATTGCACTGCACCACAGCCACCTCCACCACCTCCACCACCGGGAGCTCCACCATTTCCACCGTTTCCACCAGTTGCATTGTTGGTTGAAGCACCACCGCCTCCACCACCATCACCACAACCATACCCAACACGAGATGTTCCTGCCGTTCCCGCAGTTCCAGTTGATGTACTTGTACCTGCTGCACCACCACCACCACTTGTATAAGAGCCATGTGCACCACCCGCAGCAGCATTTGATGGGGTAATAGCACTGGGAGCCGCTTGACCTTGCAATGCACCACCTGCACCACCACCACCTGCACCAAAGAGTGAACCGCCACCTGCTGCTCCATTAGATGAGCTGTTTACACCTCCACCTGCACCTCCACCATATTCAGCACTTTTTCCTGCTGCTGTATTCACACCTCCTGCACCTTGCCCTGAGATACCATCTGCACCTGCTGTTGTTGCAGGAATACCACCAGTATTATTAGCTGCTGTTGCATCTCCACCGACACCGCCTACACCGCCCCCTGCACCACCTGACAATTGAGTTGATGTTGCATCTCCTCGTCCACCACCATACGCAATAAGATATGAGCCAAAGGATGAAGCACTGCCTGCACTGCCTGCTGAGTTTGATGCACCACCTGCACCACCTGCACCAACAGTGACAGATACACTTGTTGCGACACTTGATGCTCTCATTATTTTACGAGTGATTGCACCACCTCCACCACCTGAGCCTCCCGGTCTTTGCTGAGATGATGTACGGTTTGCACCTCCACCTCCTCCACCTCCTCCACCAATACAGACAACCTCAATGAATTGAGCCCATGCAGGACGATACCAAGTATCATTTGATGTATAGACCTGAACAAGAGGGAATCGAACAATGCGGAGAGTTGTTGCAGTATTTGCTTCACCAACCTTTGTTGATGAGCGAGTGGTTGTGATAAGTCCCGGTGTTGTACTCAAAAAGTATTCTGCATTGACTGTCAAACCACTGAAGCCAGCCATTTGACCTGAGTGCACAATGTTGATATTTGCACCACTTGAAACTGCCTCAATAGCAAATCCAATAAATCCTGTTTTGTTTGCATCATCAGCATCACATTTGTATGCCTTACCATCTGCTGTACTGATATAGACTGCATCAAGTGCAGCAAGTGCTTCACCTGCCACCACGGTGACAATAAAATCTGTTACTAAAATGTCTGAGTTTGCTTTAAGCATAATGGTTAATTGTTTACATCTATTTCATACTCAACAGTCGTGTCCTCATTTGTGCCTTTCGTATATGAGGGACTGATGATTGAACGGGCGAATAATTGTGTGCCTGCAAAGATACCAAACTCAGTATATGTGCCATTGGCAAGTTCTGCGTTGGTAAGAAAAAAAGAAATGATGACAGTGTTTGCTGATACTTCTTGGTCAGCAACAGTGTTCTTGGTAAAGGTTGGTGTCTGCAAATCAGTGTCACTGTCAGCAGGAGCATTTGTCCCTGTTCCAATCTTTGCCTTGGTGATTGCAAGAGAGTAAGTGTTGTCATTGGCGAGCAGTCGAGCAATGATGTTCACTCCTGTCCCTGTTCCATTCACAACAAGGTTTTTGTTCCAGTCTGAAATGCGTTTGACCTCACCAGTCTCACTGTCAGTGGTAATAAAGCGAAACCTCCCTTGTGGTCTTTTTAGTTTTTGCTTTACCCTGACTTTATTCATATTTGAATTATAGCAAACCACCGCACCATCGCAATGTGCATATCTATCCCCAAGTAGAATAGTTCCAAGCTGAAACACCTGCTGTCGGCTCCCACTTGTAGGGAGCACCTGCATACTTAGTGAAGCTCACACTATCTGCAAGGTCAATGCTATCTGAGAGCCCAATGACAGTGTCCAAGACCTCATCAGGAGCAATGACAATTTGTTTGTCCTTGTCCATGAGGAGCTTTTGCAGAAACTCCACCATGCCATACGTTTGAGATGTGACAAGGGTGACTTGGTGAATGAAGCGGTCATAGGTGTCTAGTTTTGAGGTGATGCGAGAGATGATATAGTCCTGACTGATGCCTCTGATGGTACTGGTAATGTTGATTTTCTGTCCTGTGTCCAAACCAGTCTCATGTGTGTTAAATGAGCCCTCATTGATTTCCTGTGCCCAAGAGGTTATTTCAGCCCTTGCCCTGTCTCTAGCCGCCTCTTTTGATGAAATAGAGGCATCCACAATCTTGTACTGAAACTCCCCAAACTCAGCAATAGAGGCAGCATTGGTGAGCTTGGTGATGACAGGGATGTATGGGTTACCGGTCACAGTGACAATCTGCCCTGCGGTTGGTTTTGAGGCATCAGGAAACTTGATTGCTTTCTCATTGAAGTTATAGAGGACATCCACTGAGGTCGGGTCATCAATGAAGTCAATACCGACAGTCTTGCCTACCCCATTGACCTCTACCACAATGTTTGCATATTGGTATGCTTGCACAAAAGTGATTTGGTCACCATCAGCTTCAAAATCTTCACTGATGACATTGCCCTGATACTTCCCTCCTCTCACAATAATTGAGTTTCTGAGGTTTTTGATGTCCTTGGTGATACGGAGAGAGTTGTATATATACTTGCCACCTGTATCAGTGAGATTGAAAGGGGAGGCAGTTGAACCTTTGAGGAAAAAGTATATCTTCTTGGTGCTATCTACATACCAGTCATAATTGGTGATTTGTGCAAGCTGCTGCAAACACTTTGAGGGGTACTCGTAATTAAAGCTGATGAACTTGATGGTGAACGTGCAATTTACATTGGTGATGTCATAGGCAGCATCCAAGTAATTTGCTTTGATGTCTGCAATAATGTCATTCACAGTCATGTTTTCATATACCTGCACCACAAGCTGCTTGTCCATATCAAAGGCATAGTCCTTTGCTTCACAGTCCACATATTCCACCATGCCATCAATAACCTCAGCCATGTTCACAATCTGCCCTCCAAAGATAGAGGTTGCACCCTCCAATACCTCCACAGTGTCACTGAGTGCAGGTTTGTATCCTGATGAATTGGCTCTCTTTATTCTGAACTTCAAAGTGTCTACTTGATTGGTGAGTGCACGATTGAGCTGCACTGTATTCCATTCAATCTCTGAGCTCTTATCAACTGTGTTTAGTTTGATTGTGACTGACATATTAAGCTGCTCTCATTTGCATTTGTAATGCTTTCACGATATGGTCACCGATTTCAAGTGCAGCAGCCTCAGAGAGATACTGCCCTCCGTTGATGTTCACTGTGATGCCACCTCTGCCACCCAATGAAGATGGGTCTTTGGTTGCAACAATATAGTCATCAGGATGAGTAGTGATGATTTGCCCATTCTGCACAATGCCGTCATTGATACCAAGCACATTGCCGACCTTGTTGATTGCTCCTTTAATAGTACCTCCCACAGATTTGCCGATTGAGGCAAGCTTTGAAATGACATTGTCCACCATGTTGATGATAGGAGCAAGGAAGTCTTTGATTGAGTTAATTGCTGCCTTTGCAGTAGTGGTGATGGTGTCCCAAATGTTTTTGAAAAAGTCTCTGATTGATGTCCACACAGTAGTCCACACAGTTTTAATTGCATTGATGACCTTGGTAATGACATCTTGCACTGCCTGTATCTTTTCCTGAATACTTGTTTTGATACCCAACCAGATGAGGTCACCATCGTTTTTGAGCATGTTGAAGATACGGATACACTCAATGACAATCCATACAATCCCTGCAATGGCTGCTGCAACAGCAAGCACAGGGGCACTGAGCAATCCAAAGAATGCAATGATTGGAGGAAGTATAAGCCCAAGAGTTCCCATCACTGCCACCAGTCCTGCAATACCACCTGCAATGAGGATAATCTTTGCAAGGAGGTCAGGGTTTTTCTCAGCCCATGCAGTGAACTTGTCAATCATTGGCTGTAGAGCAGAAAGTGCTTTTTGGAATGCAGGAGAGAGACTGTCGCCCACTGCCTGTTTCACGTTGTTCAATTTCTCTTTGAAAATATCAAATTGCCCTGCTGCGGTACTTGCATAGGTTGATGCTTGGTTTGCATAGGTTTGAGCCAACGAGTTGATGTTGGTAAGAGCATCAGCATTTTCATCAATCGCTAGACCCTCAGCTTTAAGTGCCTTGGTTGCACCTGAGTGAACCATGACAAGCTTCTGTGTAGCATCTTCTAGGGAGATACCCTTTGCTCTCGCCATGTCCATTGCAACCTGCAATTCTTTATTTGCCTGTGCAGTGTCTTTGGTCACTTGAAAGAGCTTTGCAAAAGACTTTGATGCAGCTTCATCATCGAAGCCAAGATTGAGAGCAGCCTTGCTTGCCTCACCCATTGCCCCCTGCAAAAACTTCAAGCCGCCTGCTGTACTGCCTGCTTGTTTTTGTAGGTTTGCAAGAGCATCACCTGAGAGAGATTTGAGAGCATTTTCAAGAGTGGTATTTGCAACAGCCATGTCAGCCTGTGCAGCAGCACTCTCTTTAAGAGATGACACAACCACCGCAGTAATTGCACCAAAAGCAACTGTTCCTGCAAGAGCCATCTTTTTAAATGTCGGCTCCATACTCTCCACCTTTCCCTTGAAAGCATCAAGACCGCCTCGTGCTGAATTGAAAGCACTGGCGGTTGCATCTTTGGCGTTAAGAATGATTTGGAGGGTCTGTTCCATAAAATAATTATAGCTCTTTTTCTCTGCGTTTCATATCCACAATGTACTTGCGTTCAATCAGATACAAGAACCACGAGGGCTGGCTCATGTACTCCTGATATGTCCAACCATATACCTCACAAAGTTGAGCAATCATCATCATGCCATCAATCTGCCCCCGAGAGTAGGAGCTGCACGACTCATCTATTTGGTCTTTTTTTTTGTGATGTCAGACAGGGCAGCAACAATCTCCTCATACTCTGACTGTTCAAGGTCAAGGATGATGTCAAGGCAACCCTCTGTTTTTCCATTCACTGAGACAACGAGAGCTTTAATCATCTCATTCTCAGCTTCATAGGCAACTGACATATCAATGTCATTCATGGTAGGCTCACCATTTTTCATGTTGAGCTTCATTGATGAAACATACTTGCTGTCTATGGTGCGGATTTCACGACCTGTTGCATAGGTGTAGACCTCCAAGGTTGTCTTGCCTGAGGTGGTCTTTATTATTTTCTTTTCTCGTGTTGTTTCCATTTGAGTGCTCGTTTAATTTTTTAATAAGAAGCTTGTGCGTTTGCGAGTGTGCAGGTAATCATTTTACTATCTGCAAGCTTGTAGAAAGCCTTGAACTTCACAGTGGCAGTGGTGACATCACCATTGCTGTAGTTTCGCTTGAAGTCTGAGTATTTGACTGAGTGGAAGTCAATGGTGAGGATTGGTGTTGTTGCTGAACCAATGAGGACATCAGTGTTGTTGAGCTGAATGCGGAGAGCCTGTGCAGTATCAGCAAGCATCTGTGTCTTAAAGGTTTCATCATTGAACACAATCTCAAGCTCACCCTCAGCAGAGAATTGCTTGTTGAGAATATCTACAGGGGCAACACTACCGATTGCATTGTCCTCCTCAATGTTCTTTTCAAAAGTGAGTTTGACTGCACGGAGAGAGATTGTTGTACCACCTGAAAGACCTGCCTGTGTTGTTGCAGTCTTGATGATGCCATGCTGTGGCAAAAAGGCATTTTCAGCAGAATATGATGGAGTGAGTGATGCAGTTGCACCAACCTTTGAGCGGAAGCCAACCTTGAACAAAGCAAACTTTTTGAGCTCGATGTTCATGTCCATCTTCTTCACCATACCAAGAGCATATTTGTAGTCTTGGTTTGGGTCATCTTGGAAGAATGTGAGTGACTGATGTTGAGCAGATTGAGCAAGAGTAAAGGTGTGTGTGTATGCACTGTCAGTCGGGCCGGACACTGCTTTTGCACCAAGGAGAGCATACATGAGAAGTCCGATTGATTTGTCACCAATCTTTCCCTCAATCTCACCCTCAGCAGCCTTGTGTACAACCTTTGCATCAGTTGCATCTTCAATGACACCGATTGTGTTTTCATCAATGACTTGGTCAATGACATCATCAACAGTCAATGACATTTTAGGAAGCCAAAATGTTGCTGCTGTTTCAGCAGTACCTCTGACAGCCTCTTTTGTAATCCCGATATTTGCTAGTGCACCAATAAACTTTGACATATAATTTTATTTCTCTTTACTAATAATTTGCTCAAACTTCTTTGTCGCCTCCTCAATGTTTGCAGCCCTCACCGTGATTGGATTGGGTGAGTGAGGAAACATAAAGTCATGCTCGACAGCTTTGCCTGTTTCTCGGTTTGTCTTGATTTCTTTGTTGGTTGGACTTTGCATAAAAATGTTTTATGAGTAGGTGAGCGTTTGAAGCACCCTTGCTTTAATTATTATATCAAATACTACATAGCTACGTCCATTGTGGATAAATGGCTCAGGGAAAGATGAGGTCGGGAGCACCCCTGCTTGGGCAACATCGTCAAAGGTGATGCTGTTGTCTATCGTATCAAGCATGACCTGCATCAAGTCCTCAATCTCACTGGTCGTGTTGATATTGTCCATTTTCTGCACAACCATGATTGTGAAAGTAAGCTCTCTCTGCACAGTCCTGTTGTCCAACCACTCAGTAGTCTGAATGGCAGGAGGCATGATGAAAGCAGCAGGGTATCTTTGAATGTCACTGTCAAGGGGGTCACGCTTGATGTCCGCAAGGGTCAAAGAGCCAAGCTTGGTCTTGTCAGTGGTTGGGTAAGTACCTGCAACCAGTGTCACAAGTTTGTCGTATATCTTTTGCTTTGTATTGTTGATGACTGACATGGTGTTATTTTGCTATTCCCTGTGCAATATATTTAAGAGCATTCCCAAAGTGCTTTTCAATGGCAGGCTGTGAAATGCGTGCAATTCTTGGCATGAATGGATTGCCTCGGTGAACCTTTTGAGCATAGTTTGCTGTCGGCCCGATTGCCCCATAGAGGTCTTTGGTAATGATACCAAACTTGAATGACCTTTGCAGGTAGCCAGTACGGAGAGCTCTAGGGGTCTTAAATTGAAAGTTCTCATCCACTGCATTCTTCTCAATCTCAAACACTGATGCCTCAATCGCCTTATTCATATATTCCTTGACCAGTGCAGGTCTGCGTGCCCATGCACTTTTGATTTTGTCCAAACCCTCAATTTTGATGTCAAGCTGTATCATGCGAGGAAAAATCTCTTATAGTTTGCAAGCATGGTCTTGTCTGCATCCTCTAAGAGTGAGCCCCATGTGATTGTAGAGCCATTAAATGTTTCAGTAGTCTTGCCCTCACTCTCTCGTCTTTTGAGCATCTTGCTCACGAGGCGGTCACAGAGGTCTGAGAGTTCATAGGGGAGTGTATGCACTGCATTGTTAAACTCATCTGTGAAATCAACAAGGTAGCCTGCAACATAGGTCACAGAGATGTTTGCAATGCCTCCCGGTATTGTCCCTGCAAAATGGATGATACCAGTCTGTACATCAACAGTGTAATTCTCAGCAGACATAGTAACCCATGAGGGTGTGCCCTGTGTCCCTGCATTATATTTGACTGCACTGACAGACACTACAGGAGCATTCCTGAGGATGAGCATGTTATCAAGCTTGTCTGAGTTAGGCTGTGAGCCATTATAGATTTCATCAGTATAGGTTGCTCTTTTGAAGCTGACAGTAGAGCAGTATTTCTGCATGAAGTCAGTAGCACCATAAATCATACGTTTGATGACCGTATCCAAATCAGTGACCGTGATTGCAAGGCGGTCTTTTACTCTGGCTTCGGTTGTGAGTGCGTATGTGATATTTGCTGACATATATTTTTATTATATCGCTATCTCACCGCCCCGTATAGAGGCAGTGAGGAGAGATACAATTCCTTTATCGAACTGCACCAGATACAGGGTCGCCCAAGAGAATATGTGCAGAGTATGCAATAGATGGGGTAGTTCCTGCTGCTGTAAGAACAGCACGGAGGTATCGCTTGCGAGTGGTATTGAGATTAGTGATGCGAGCAAACTTAGTTTGTGCATTTGCAGTAATCGTCAATGACACACCTGAGACAGCAGCAAAAGTGCTGTTGTCATCACTTTCTTCAAGAGTGAAAGTGTAAGTTTCATTTCCTGAAGCAAGGTCAATAACTCCTGCCGTAACCACAAGCATACCGTTGTTGTACCCGAGAGTATCAACACCAGAGCCGTTTGCGGATGCGGTTGCGACGATTGGAGCTGTAGAAACTCCAACGCCTACATTGTCATAGATTGAATCCATAATGTGTGTGAGAGATTAAGAGAACACTGGTAATTACTGAGCCTCAGTTTGAGCGAGTTTTATTCGCTCTATGAGGTCAGCCTTTGAACCTCCAACAGGCAACTTCAATTCCTTTGCCTTGTCTTTGAGTTCAGCGAGTGACATTTCATCAACAGACGTTTCACTGCCTGCCTCTGATGATGCCACTTCATCCTTTCCAACTTCAACCACGAAATCAGAGCCGATTGCTTCCGCATACGATTCCTCAATCTCTAGGATAGTGCCTTTTTCTTGGCGACCACCATATCCGATTGGTTGGAGAACTTTGTATTTTTTAATCATACAAGTTTAAGAATTAGTGATAATCAACAGAGCGACAGACTATGAAGCTGCTGTTTTACCGACCACAATCGCTGATGGCAAGCCAATAGTGACTGCATGGCGGTGAGTAAAGCGGATTGCTTTCTGGTTGCGAGTGAACACGTTTGCTGACCCAACAGTAGCACTGTCAGATGTAGCAACTTCAAGTGTTCCCTTTTCACCGAGGAACAAGCCCTTACCAAGGTTTGCGAATGCACAGAACTTTGTAGACACAGCCGTTGCACTGTTAGTTGGCAACTGGTCAGTAGTGTATACAGGGAAGTTCCAAAGTGAACCTGCTGGCTGAATGCCATCTTTCTTCACATTGGTTGCAATCATTCCACCATTTGAACCGATGACATAAGCACCTGCTGTGTCTTTCTTCTGTCGGATTTTAGCCCAAACAGTTCGGTTAAAGTAGAAAGCTGCGTCTGCGAGTAGGCTTTCTGGCATCTGAGCAATCATGTCACTAGCATCGTCCATGTCGAACTCTGCAAATGTGTCATGTCCTGTTGGAAGTGTAAACACTGTCACATCAGTTGAGCCCATAATACCTACGAATGGAGAACCTGCAAATGTTCCGCCCTTAAAGCCTTCCTTGTCCATACGAACAGCAAGACCCTCAGCAACGAGACCAATAAGCCAGTCCACAACATTCACCTTTGCATCAGCAAGGAGAGTGTTACCAACTCGGAGAATAACCATCCATGTCTTTGCAACGAGTTTTGCATCGCCGAAAGTCACAGTTGTTTCTGAGCCGTCACTGTCCTCACCAACGTATTCACCAGTAAGGTCTGAACCTGTGTAGCGTGGAATATCCAAGCTATCTGATGACATTGGGAAACGCATAGCATCACGAGCGATAAGTCCTGCTGACGCAGCAACACGCATGATGCCCTGATAAAGCTCATCTGGCACGAGGTAACCTCCTGCTGCATCTGAGTTTTCAAGAATAGCTGCCTTTTGGCGACCACTCTCAAGTGCACCTGTCACAATTCCTTTGAGGTCTTGTGCAAATGCAAGCTTCACTTCATCAGAAAGACCTGACTTGTCTGAACCTGTGAGGGCTCGGTCAAGACGCATCTTTGCGACAATGTTTTTCACCTGCTCGGAAACTTCCTTGCCTGCGATTTCTGAGATATTTTTTTCAATCGCTTCATCAACGACTGTTTTGAGCTCACCTCGGAAAAGCTCTTTAATTTTTGTTTCGTCCATATAAGGGAAATAAAATTAGGTTAATAAAAGGAGGTTAGCGAACAGTGATACCCTTTTTTTGAGCAGCACTCTTTGCTTCGGTGAGGATGTCTTGCAAATCTGCAAACACACCTTGTACACCTTTCCTGAGTTTCAAAAAGTCCTCCGCTTCTTGAACATCATTGCTTTTGTCCGCCGAAACCTCGATTGCCTCCTCAGTAGTTTCCTCTGAGAGTGCAATGACTTCCTCTAGGGCAAGCTTTGCATTGATAATCTTCTCCTTGTTCGCCTTTGAAAGCACACGACCTGCTTTATGGCTACCAACGAACTTGTCAGAAATCTTAAATGTTTTCTGAGAGCCATCAGCAAGGGACACAGTGAGTGTCTGAGCTGTTTCATCAACTACTGCATCATCAGCAGTTTCACCTGCCTCAGCAGCTTCTTGTGCAGCAAGCTCCTCAGCAGTTGGCTCACCACCTGTTGCTGCATCTGCACCTGTCTCTACTTCTTCATCATCTTTCTTTTCAGCATCATCCTCATCAGGAGTGACAGTGTCCTCTCCCTCTTTCATTTCTTTAAGGAAACCTTTTGCCATGAGCATCGGAATATCAAGACCAAAAGTTTTTGCTGCATCAAGAGCAAATGGATTTGCAGGGATTGAGACAAATGACCACTCTAGCAATTCTGCCTTTGTGATTGTATTGCCCTCGTATTCAAGTGGAATGAAACCAACAGAGGATGCTTTGAGCATTTTTGCATCATAGAGTTTGCGGAGTGTTTGTGCGAACTCATGTGAAGCGAAACGTCCCTCTGCAATCAGTGACTTGTTTGAGCCATTGATTTCAATAGAGAGTTTGTCAGTGATACCAACAGGAATTGAGTAGCTATCATGTCCCCACAATACAACAGCGTTCTTCATATAGTTTTCAAGCTGCCAACCATCCTGTGAGACAACCTCACCATGTCGGTCTACATTGTCAGTTGAGATAACCATGCGGAATGTACCAGTGTCATCACCAGTGCCATCTTTCAATACTTGCATTTCCTTTTTGAAGTCAGGAGTATCAAACAAGTCTTTAAGCTTCTTTGCGACTTCATCCGATATTTTGAAAAGCGTGTTGTTTTTCATGTGATTTAATTATAGCTCTTTTTTCTAGTAAAGCGATATGTGGATAACTTACCGAGCATTAAGCTTCTCCTTGATAAACTCTAGGCTCGTTTTAATCTCACCTAGGCTCACTTTGACATCAGAGACATTGTCAGTGTTCTTGTCATTTTGGACTTTGAGCACTGCAATCTGAGCCTCTACTGTTTGGATGCGATTTGAGAAAATCCCCCAAGTAATGAACATCGTGGCAAACACAATCACAATAGGCAGGTGCTTCATAACATCAAAGAAAAATCTATCTGTTTTTGGCTCTGGTTGTGGTCTATTGTGCGTTGTCATAGTAATTACTTGACTTGCTTCTCAGGAGCAGCAGTAGCCTGTGCAGGGTACTGAGCATTGAGGAAATTGATAATTGTATTCACTTTCTTCTGTGTATTAAAAACAGTGTAGAGCACAAAGAATAATACTCCTGCAAGAAAGATACCGACCACAGTATTGATGATGATGTGAGAGTTCAGATTTTTCATACTATTCACCTCCACCATTATTGTTTTCATTCTCGACCTCCTCAGTGCTTTTGACACCAAGCGCACGAACAGCAGTGATTTTTGCTCTTATAGCAGTGAGTGCTGCATCAAGATTTGTTTCATCTCTAAGCAAGTCATCAAGTGATGTCTCAGTGACAGTTGGAGTAGGCTGAACAATCTCTTTGAAAGTTGTATCACTTGCCTTTTCCAATACTACATTTTCTTCATTCATATACGTTTTACAAATTAAATAATAATTATTTTGCAACCCACCCTGTGTTGCCTGACCCACTTTCTTTGACATAGAAAGATGTGCCTGCCCCACCATCAGTCCTGTGATACACAGCCCCGACAGGAGCGGTCACAGCACTTTCAGGGCTACCTGAACCAAAGCGGTCATAAAGAGATTGAGTTGCGGCAAATGCA